AGGTATTTGGAGGATAGTGTAGTGGATGATATGTTACCGTCAACAAAGGAGGTTTTAATATGAACCAGCTTAAACCAATCGTAGGAAGCGTAAACATTCCCTTCTCAGCAGAGAGGTATGAACGCTCAGACAACAAGGCGAAGGCATGGGTGATTGACTACCTGTCTACACAGGGACACACAATTATTGACACCGAAGAAGATTTTTCTGTTGACATCAAGAGCGAGTTGGATTATACTAAGTTCTTCAACGAGGCAGAGATAAAGTATGGATGGAAAGGAGATTGGAATCCTAGTTGGAAAGAGATTCGTATCCCCTATCGTAAACATAAACTAGTAAATGCAGTTGGAGATGCTGGTGTCTTACACTTCTACATCATACGGCCTGACATGAAGGCGGCGTGGCGTATCAGTGGGGACACAGTAGCCAAGTCAGAAGTTAAAGAGGCACGTGGTGGACGCATCCTACAGGGTGAGCAGTTCTTCCATGTGCCATATCAGCAAGCGGAGTTAATTGAAGTATGAAAAGATTAGTAGTAGACATTGAAACAGATAGCTTAGATGCTACTACTATTTATTGTATTGTAGCAAAGGATTTAGATGAAGAACGTATATACACATATCACACTGATAATGTCCACCATGCTAAACCACTCCTTGAGTCTGCCGATATTCTGGTCTTTCATAACGGTGTGTCTTTTGATGCTCCAGTAATCAAGCGATTGCTTGGAGTAAACATACCGCTAAGTAAGATACGAGACACACTTATCATGTCTCAGATGGCAGACCCAATGCGAGACGGTGGGCATTCACTTGACGCATGGGGCAAGACGTTTGGGTATCCGAAGCTAGAGTTCTCTGACTTCTCTGGTTACTCAGACGAGATGCTGACGTATTGCATTCGTGACGTAGAGCTTACGGCGAAAGTATACAAGGCTCTTGTCCCTACGCTCAAGGGTTTCTCAGCACGTAGCATTAACCTAGAACATCAGGTTCGTGCAGTCATCGACAAGCAGGAGCAGAACGGGTTCACACTTGACGTTAAGAACGCAATGCTCTTGGTTGCTCGACTGTCTGACGAATCAACAAAGATTAACAACGAACTTCAAGAAGTCTTCAAGCCTATTACTCAGGTTAGAATATCTGAGAAGACAGGTAAAAGACTTAAAGATAAAGTAACAGTATTCAATCCAGGCTCACGTAAGCAGATAGCTGAACGCTTGTCTGCACTTGGGTGGAAGCCACATGCCTACACTGAGAAGGGACAGGCTATTGTCTCCGAAGAAGTGTTGTCCAAGGTGACTGACATACCACAGGCCAAGTTGATTGCTGACTACTTACTACTGGAGAAGCGTGTGTCGCAAATCAAATCATGGATTGAGGCGGCAGACGAGAACGACAGGGTGCATGGACGAGTGCTTACATTGCGTACCATTACAGGACGCATGGCTCACACATCACCTAACATGGCACAAGTACCTGCTGTCTACTCACCTTATGGTAAGGAGTGCAGAGCATTGTGGACAGTATCGAGTGACGACTACACACTGCTGGGTACTGACGCATCAGGTCTTGAGCTACGAATGCTGGCACACTATATGAATGACGAAGCCTACACGAAAGAAGTTGTGGAAGGTGACGTGCATACAGCTAACCAGCAGGCCGCAGGGCTACCCAACAGGGACAATGCGAAGACGTTTATCTATGCGTTCCTCTACGGTGCTGGTGCAGGCAAGATTGGACAGGTCGTCAACGGCACAGCCAAAGATGGTCAACGTCTGATTGATAACTTCCTCAACAACATGCCAGCCTTGAAAGCACTACGCAAAAAGGTTGACACGTTGGCCGACAGAGGTTATCTTATTGGTCTGGATGGTCGTATCCTTAAGGTTCGCAACAAACATGCGGCACTCAACACCCTACTACAGGGAGCAGGTGCAATCGTATGTAAGGAGTGGCTGAAGTTTATTATCATCGAGGCAACCAAGGCACAGCTAGACTTCAAGCTTGTTGCAAGCGTACATGACGAATACCAATTCGAGGTACGTAAGGGACAGGAAGAAGCCTTCGGTGCTGTAACCAAGAAGGCAATGACACTGACTGAGCAATCGCTCAAGGTTAATTGTCCTCTCGACTGTGAGTATAAGACTGGTAACAACTGGGCTGACACTCACTAAAGTGAAAAAAGTTATTGACATTCGATTATGGATGTGAGATAATTCAAAAATCGCAGCAACAATGGTGTTGTTGTGATACGAAAACCAAAACGAAAACCAATTTAGGAGATTAAAACATATGACTATTGTATCAGGAAAAGTTTATTGGGCATCAGTACAAGCACCTAACACAACCTACGAACCAGAGTGGGGTTTGGACATGCTAGTAGACGACAACAACCGTAAGGCTTTCGAGGCAGACGGTGTAGCAATCAAGAACAAGGGCGATGAGCGTGGCGACTTCGTACACATTCGTCAAAAAGTATCACGCCGTGACGGTACACAGAACGATGCACCAGTAGTCATGGACGGACAGAAGAAGCCGTTCTCAGACCTAGTGGGCAATGGAAGTGTATGCAACGTACAGTACACACCATTCGAGTGGGAGATGAACGGCAAGTCTGGTACTTCTCCAATCCTGAAGAAGGTTCAAGTAGTGAGCCTTGTTGAATATGCAGGTGGCAATGCCGAAGACTTTGACGTAATCGGAGAAGCCGCCGCACCAATCGCAGACGATAACATGAACGACTCAGTTCCTTTCTAGTCGTTAGTTAACTGCACGGGGGAAGCACCAAGATATAGGCTTCCGAAGATGGATACGAGGGTTGGGGACTCCATCACTTTTTATAGGAGATTATCATGGAAATAAACTTAGCACCTATACTGGTGACTGTCTATGCTTCAGTCGTAGCATTCATTGCGGGTTGGGCTATGCCACGAGGCAAATACCTAAAGGCAATACAGCTACGTCTTATCAAGGGTGTACATAACTTCTTCGCAGACGAGGAAGAATACATTGCACACAAAGCACAGAAGATTAAGAAGGCAGTTAAACGTAAGAGCTAGGACACGTAGCTCAACTGGATAGAGCAGCAGACTTCTAATCTGCAGGTTGCAGGTTCAAGTCCTGCCGTGTTCGCCAACCGAAAGGATACCACATGACCAAAACATTAGACACACTTATCCCTGACATTTACACTATGCTTGAGCAAGGTGCTGATGTTGAGCAGGCTCATGTTAAGGAAGCCCTTGATGAAGTCGGCGGCCTTGTGCGAGAGGCTGTCGAAACCATACTCCGTGAAGGTCAGCGTGAAGGTGCATCACACCTACGTCTGTCTTCAATCGGCAAACCAGACCGTCAAATTTGGTACGGAGTACAAGGCGAAGAGGGAGAGTCCATCAACGGGCAGACCAAGATTAAGTTCTTAATGGGTCATGTCCTTGAGGCTCTCCTGATTTGTCTTACCAAAGCCGCAGGACACAAGGTAGAAGAGGCACAGGATACCGTAGAGGTTGAGGGTGTACTTGGACATCAGGACTGTGTGATTGATGACGTACTGGTTGACATCAAGTCAGCATCGTCATTCGCATTCAAGAAGTTCAAGGAAGGCAGGCTATCAGACGATGACCCGTTTGGATACATCGCACAGATTAGTGCCTATGCCACGAAGAACAACCGCAAGGAAGCCGCCTTCTTTGCAATCGACAAGAACAGTAGCGAGCTTTGCATCCTACCTATCCACGACATGGAAATGATTGATGCGCCCTCAAGAGTGCGTCACCTCAAGAGCATGGTGGAAAGCGAGCAAGCTCCTGCACGTTGCTACGGCGACACGGCAGATGGAAAGTCAGGCAACCGCAAGTTGGTTGTGGGCTGTGTCTTCTGCCCTTACAAAAAGAAATGCTGGTCTGATGCCAATGGTGGACAGGGACTGAGAGCATTCAAATATTCTAACGGAGTACGTTACTTGACCACTGTGGCAAAGACCCCAGACGTTGAGGAAGTACAGGTGTAATGAAATTCAAAAGAAAGAAGTACGACCACGAATACAAATCAAACTCTGAGTACGAGGCTGCAAAGCAGCTGCACAAGCACAAGATTAAGTTTGTGTATGAGCAAGAGAAGCTGGCCTATGAATGGCGTGAGGATAAGAACTACATCCCAGACTTCTTCTTGCCCAATGGAGTTATCCTTGAGGTGAAGGGACGCTTTATGATTGAGGACAGGAAGAAGCACCTGTTCATTAAGGCACAGCACCCCGACCTTGACATTCGGTTTGTCTTTGACAGCCCAACTCGTAAGCTATATAAGGGCGGCAAGATGACGTATGGTGATTGGTGTGACAAGCACGGCTACATGTATTGCAAATTAAATGAAGGCATTCCGCAATCGTGGCTTGACAAACAGGGTGGGAAATAGTAAGATAACAATTCACTTGGACGAGTTTCGCCCTGACGAATCGTCCCCAGAACGTACACTGTTCTTGTGTGTGTTGCTTCAGGCATTGCTTGACGCATCTAAGCCAGCCTATGATGGTGAGCCTACGACTGCACGAATAGAACGAGACAGGGCATCGGCTTGGTTCTTTGCTTCGGTAGGGACGACAGCTGAAGACTTTGAGGAGGTGTGTATCAACGCAGGAGTAGATGCACATTACATGAGAGACTTTGCATACAAAGTATTACAGACAGGAGAAGTAGATTATGTCAGAAAACGGATTAACGCAATACTTGGACACTAGGTTTGGATACACCCAGACACCAAGTGATGACCCAGTTAACAACCCCGCCCACTACAATACCAAGGGCGTTGAGGCAATCACGGCTATCGAAGCCAGCATGTCAGACGAAGAGTTCCAGGGATATTGTAAGGGCAATGCCATGAAATATCTGTGGCGATACAAGTACAAAGGAAAGCCTGTGGAAGATTTGAAAAAAGCACAGTGGTATCTGGAAAAGCTTATTGCCTCTGTTCAGAACGTATAGTATAATGGGAGTCTTCGCAAAATGCAGGTAACATTAATCGACCACATGGGTAGTGACTTGACAGTAGTCAACGCTGCCCGTGTTTCATTCAATAAAGAATCACAACGAGTACAGAACGGTAGCCTACAGGACTTGTCCGATGCCGACCAAAAGCTAATCAAGTATCTTGCAGAGCATGGTCACTGGTCGCCGTTCTCCCACTGCTTCTTACAGTTTCGTATTGAAGCCCCCATCTTTGTCGCACGACAGCTTGTCAAACACCAAGTGGGGTTGGCTTGGAATGAAGTCAGCCGCCGCTACGTGGACTATACACCTAAGTTCTACACGCCTCAATCGTGGCGCACTAAGGCAGACAATGTAAAGCAGGGTAGCTCAGACGATACTATTGATTATCACATTGGCTCATATACACGCTCCGCAATCGCAGAGTATGAACGTATGCTTGATGTAGGCATTGCCCCAGAGATGGCACGTATGGTGCTACCACAGAACATGTACACAGAATGGTACTGGTCTGGCTCTCTGTATGCCTTTGCTCGTGTCGTTAACCAACGCCTCGACAAGACAGCACAAGCGGAGACACGTTACATTGCGAACTTGATTAGTCAAGCCGCCGCAAGATTTGATTTTAAATACAGCTGGAAAGCATTAACAGGAGAGGAGCTTCAAACCAATGACACAGACAACCGCTATGACTAACCACCTACCAACAGACTACCAAACATTTATTGCTACGTCACGCTATGCCCGATGGCTAGAGGACGAAGGCAGACGAGAAACATGGTCGGAAACAGTTGGTCGTTTTATTGATAACATCGTACGCCCTGCTGACTTGGACAGCAAGACAGTCAACGAGATTGAAGACGCAATCCTTAACCTAGAAATCATGCCATCTATGCGAGCCTTGATGACTGCTGGTCCAGCGGCTGACCGTGACAACACATGTATCTACAACTGTAGCTACCTGCCCGTTGACCACCCCCGTGCCTTTGACGAAGCAATGTTCATCCTGCTATGCGGCACTGGCGTAGGCTTCTCTGTGGAGCGTCAAGCAATCCAAAAGCTACCCGAAGTGCCAGAAGATATTAGAGATAGCGAAGACCTTATCGTTGTACAGGACAGCAAGGAAGGTTGGGCAAAGGCACTACGTAAACTAATCAGTGGCTTGTACACAGGTGACGTACCGAAGTGGGACGTGTCTAAGATTCGTCCAGCTGGTGAACGCCTCAAGACATTTGGTGGCCGTGCCTCTGGACCTGACCCATTGAACGACCTGTTCAACTTTGTTGTAGCCAAGTTCAAGGGTGCAGCTGGCCGCAAGCTTAACAGCGTTGAGTGCCACGACATTATGTGTAAGATTGGCGAGGTAGTTGTGGTAGGCGGTGTACGCCGTAGTGCTATGATTAGTTTGTCTAACCTATCCGATGACCGTATGCGTCATGCTAAGTCTGGTCAGTGGTGGGAGAACGAAGGTCAACGTGCGTTGGCTAACAACTCAGTTGCCTACACAGAGAAGCCCGACATGGAAACATTCATGCGTGAGTGGCTGTCTCTGGTCGAGTCCAAGTCTGGTGAGCGTGGCTTGTTCAGCCGTGCCGCCGCAGACAAACATGTAGAAAGATTCGGACGCCGTGAGACTGGTAAAGAGTGGGGAACAAATCCCTGCAGTGAAATCATCCTGCGTCCTTACCAGTTCTGTAACCTGACAGAGGTTGTCGTGCGCCCTACAGATTCTGAAAAGAGCTTGACACGTAAGGTAAAGCTTGCTACAATCTTGGGTACGATTCAATCAACGTATACTAACATGCCATACCTGCGACCTGTATGGCGTAAGAACACAGAAGAAGAAAGGCTGTTGGGTGTAAGCCTGACAGGTATTATGGACAATGAAATCACTAGTAAGCCGACTACGAAATTACTTAACAAGCTTCGTCACATTGCTGTACAAACGAACAACCATCTTGCACAGCAGCTTGGAATTAGTGCATCTGCGGCCATCACTTGCGTCAAGCCTTCGGGTACTGTATCACAGCTTGTGGATAGCGCCTCTGGCATTCATGCTCGCCATAGCGATTACTATATCCGTACTGTACGGGGCGATAACAAAGACCCGCTGACGCAGTTCCTCAAGGACTCAGGCATCCCAGCAGAAGCTTGTGTAATGAAGCCAGACAGCACAACAGTGTTTAGCTTTCCTACCAAGTCACCTGACAATGCGGTAACACGTAATG